ATGAAAACGGATATGCCTATCAAGATAAGTGGCTTAAATACAAAAACGAATGGTATTACTTTGACAAAGATTGTTATATGGTACACGACAAATGGATAACAATCGGTGAAGAAACATTTTATTTCAATGATTGGGGAGTATGCGATACAAGTTATGTTAGAAATATTAATGGCAAAGAATATGCTTTTAATGAAAGAGGAGCATTGATAAAAGATAAAATAATAAACAAAGACGGAGTTATAGAGTAGTAATAGGGAGGAGTGATTTTATGGGAAGAAAAAAAGAACCTGTTAGCGTTTTATTAGAAAAAGGTAAGAAACATTTAACTAAAAAAGAAATAAAAGAAAGACAAGAACAAGAACTCAAAGGCTTTAATGATAAGGTCGCTCCTCCTAAAAAGCTACCTAAGAGATTACACGAAGAATTTAATTATTATTCAGAAGAATTGCAAAGGCTTGATATTTTAACTAATTTAGATATAGAAATATTGGCGAATTATATATTAATTAAGGAAATGTATGATAAAGTAACTGTTGAAATGGCGAATAATATTGATATTTTACTAGATGGAAAGACTATTAATATTCAAGACAAGTTAAGTAAGCAGATTATTACTTTAAGTAGAGAATTAGGCTTGACAGTTACAAGCAGAATGAAATTAGTTGTTCCAAAGAAAGAAGAAGAAAAGAAAACGGATGATTTTAGTTTGCTTTTTGGAGGAGATATAAATAATGGATAAGTTTGTAAAACTTGAACAAGAACTATATGACAGGCTTATTAAGTGGGTAAAAAAAGGGGCAAATAGAAAAAGAAAATGTTGTAAAAAACATAGTCTAGCTTGTAAAAGATTTTTAAGATTTTTAGAAAATGATGAGTATTATTTTGACAAAAACGAATTAATGCGATTTTATTTCTGGTGTAAACAATTTAAGCACAGAGCAGGGATATTAGAGGGACAACCGATTGAACTTGTAGAAGTGCAGATGTTTTGGGCAAGTAGTTTGCTATGTTTTAAATATAGAAAAAATAATAGGAGAGTAACAAAAGTAGCTTATATTCAGGTTGGGAGAAAAAACAGTAAATCCCAAATGTTAGCCTGTTTAAATAGCTACTTTTTATTTACAAAAGGTCAGCAAGAGGCTTATTTATCAGGTTGGAATAAAGAGGGTTCAGAGATAGTTTATAAAGAAATTTTGCATATTTTAAAGACTAGCGATTTTTTAAAAGATAAATGGAAAGAAGCATATCATCAAATAACGAATTTAAGTAACAACGGCTTTATAAAACCTTTATCAAGAGAAGCAAAGAACAATGATAATGCGAATAACCCTAGTTTAGCAACAGTTGATGAGTACAAAGACCATAAAACAGATGAAATATGGTCGAACTTAAAAACAGGTATGATTGCAAGACCTGAAGGACTTTTGATTACCATAACAACAGCAGGATTTGATATAAATTGCCCCTGTAAGTCAACTTATGATGAGGTAAGCAAAATACTTGACCCTGATATATCTATTGAAGATGATACATACTTTATAGATATTCACGAAATGGAAACAGGGGATAAATTAGATGATGAAAGTTTATGGATAAAAGCTAATCCGATAGTTGCAACTTATGAGGAGGGAATACAGTCTTTAAGAAGTGATTACAAGCTATCAAAATTAGATGAAAGTAAGCTAAGAAAATTCCTAACTAAAAATATGAATATATGGGTAGATATGGCAGATAATGGCTATATGAATATGAGAAAATGGAAAGATTGCACAGAAGATTTTGACTATAATGTATTTAGTAAAGGCAATGTTTTTGTCGGTGTCGATATATCAAAGAAAGATGACTTAACATCAGTTGTTTTTGGTGTAAAGGTTGATAACAAATACTATTTTAAGCAACAATCTTTTATACCTGAAACAACGTATAACAATAACTTAAATAAAGGGCAAGACTATTGGTATAAGTTTAAGCAAGAGGGAAACCTCACTATAACTAAAAATGAAGTTATAGACGTTTACGACATTATAGAATATATCAATAATTTTAAAGAAGAATACAACTGTAACATTGTCGAAATTTGCTATGACAGTTGGAGTGCCACTCAATTTGCTTTAGAAATGGAAAAGCTAGGTTATAATACAATAGAAATTACACAAAATATTAGAACATTATGCGAGGGAACTGTGCGTTTTAGAGAGGAAGTTTATAAAAAGAATGTAGTACACGAAAACGATAGCTTGTATAATTTCTGTATGAGTAACGCTGTATTATGCGAGGATAGTAATAAAAACTTTAAAATAGATAAGAAAAGGTCAAAGGATAAAATAGATCCTGTTGACGCAACTATGAATATAGCAACTAGAATTTTCTTTGATGAATACAATGTCGATATAAATGATATATCAGAGAAATTTTTTAAGGCTTTTGATTTTTAATTGTAATTTAGTTTGCGATAATTAGCTTTATTTTAATTATAATTTAGTTTGCAGACTTAATTATATTAAATAATATATATAATTCAAAATAAGTACAGAATTTTTAGATTAGAGATATAATAGGGCGATTTAGTTTGCCCTATTTTTTATTATATAAAATGGAGGATATAAAATGAATAAGTTATGCTCAATTTGTAAAAGAAATTTAATACCACTTAATAAAAAGTTTTGCGATAATTGTAGTAAAAAATCAAAGGAACAAGCTGTAAGCAAGAATGAAAGTTTTTATAAAACGTCAAAATGGACTAAGTTTAGTTTGTATATTAGAAATAAATATCACAATTTAGATTTGTATCAATTAAAGGTTAATAATAAAATTGTTAAGTCAAAAATCGTACATCATATAATACCTGTGAATGACGCTCCTGAAAGAAAGTTTGATGAAAAAAACACGATACCTTTATCCTCAGAAACTCACTCATATATTGAAAATATTTACAAGAGAGGGGAAAAAGAGAAAAAAGCTATGCAGAAGTTATTATTTAGTTTGCTAGAAGAATATTATATATAAATGTATTGTAATAATATATAGATTATGTTATAATATCTTTAATAAAAAAAGGGGATAAGAAAATGGATAAGAAAAAAGAACAAATGAAAAAGCAAGTGGAATGGAATAAAAAATATCTTGAGAACAATCCTGAAGCAAGAGAAAGAAAAAAAATATCTAATTATAAAAGCAATGCAAAACTATTAATTAATAAATATGCCGATAAAGATAGTTTGCTAGAATTAAGAGAATTAATAGATAATAAACTAAAAGAATTGAAGTAGTAATTTAGTTTGCGACAATTTTATATAGTATATAAATATGTAATTTAAAAAATCGTAATTTAGTTTGCGATTTTTTTATTATATATAAATGAATTTATAAAAGTGGCTTTTTAGTTTGCGACAATTTTATTATATATAAATATATAAACGGATATATAAAAATGAGTTTTTATTTTTTGATTTTTTTAAAATAATAATTTTTATGAATTTTAAATTTTCTTTTTTAGTTTATCCGTTCAGGTGCTAAGTCTAAAAATGATAAAGCTATAAAATGAGTTTTAAAGCATTGCTTTTTATATAGGCATATAATTATATTAAAAAAGTATTTTAATTAAAATATAAACGTTTGCATTGCATTATTATTGTATAATATTATTGTATTTTTTGATTGATTATGTTGTTTTTAAAAATAAGCAATAAAAAAAGAGATATAAAAAATATCTCTTTTTATGGTCGCTTTTTGCTTTTCATTTTATGTTTAAAAATGTACTTATCAAGTCGGTTATTTTCTTGTTCTTTCCTTAGTCTTGCCCTTTGTGTCTTTTCTTTGATTTTTCCGTTTTCTTCCTTTGTTTTTTTACTGCTTTTTCTTCCTCTTCCTTTCTTCTTGCTTTTATGTTCTTGCTTTTTTTCTTGTTCTTGTTCCTGTTGTTGCTCTTGCTCTTGCTTCTCTTTCTCTTTCTCTTGTATCTTCTTTTGTAAAAATTGACTGTATTCTGAGTTATATAGCTTTGAATTATTTAAAATCTTTTCATTACTTTTCACGTTTTCAATGTAAAAATCTGAATGCTTGAAAGGTTCTTTTTTTATCTCTCTTTTGTCTAACCAAAAAAGAAAAGAGGTAAAAAGTAGCAACAAAATTGCTACTACTTTTTTAAAATGTTTTTTCAAATGTTTAACCTCCTTTAAATGTTATTAATTGTTTCTAATACCGTTTCATAATCTTCTAAAATGCTAGACTTTTGAGGTAACTCATCAGGTATATTTTTTAATTGTGCGTATAATAGCTCAAATTCTTCAACCTCTTCTAAAAATCTTTCTGATTCTTCTTCATCTTCTTCATCTAGTCCGCAACTTGCTAAATCGTTGAAATATTCTTCATAATATCCTAATTTTTTTGATAAAGTGCAAAGTTTTATTAATTCTTTTGTAAAACTTATATAACATAATTCTAAATTATCGCCGTATTTATCTTTTTTAGTTCCTGAAAAAAATCCAATTTCTTTGATCTCTCCCGGTTCGTTTCTGTTTCTGTAATCTTTAAAAATTAAAGCCTCTTTGTAAACTTCTTCAAGTTCTTTAACTGTTGCTATTTCTCTATTTTCAGGACTGTTACAATCTTCATCGCTTGTTATTGCTTTATCTTTTGTATTGTACTTAAAATATTTTACCTCTTCCCAAGTTGTGAATTTTTTACTTTCTTCTAATTCTTTTTTTAAAAATTCCAATTCTTTCATTTTTTGCCCTCCTAATAAATATATTTAAAATATCTATTTTTAAAATCTTGATAATTTGAATGTGTTAAAATTTCATAAATTATAAAAGCGTCTAAATCGCAACTATTTACCTGTGAAATTTCTATTCCTTCATTTTTCAAAGTGTCTAAAATTTCCATTATATCATCAAAGGTTATCTCATCTTTGATACTCCAATAAAATCCCCTGTTATAAATTCCATTTTCTGTAATGTCTTTTTTAATCGCTTTAATTTCTTTTTTAGTGTAATTATCTTTGTTCATTTTAAAACCTCCTATTTTTCTATTATTTGCCAAAATGCTTTTATTATTATATTTTGTATTAAAACTAATTTTTTTTCATCATCTTTAAATCTTCCAAGTTTTCCCAACTTTTCCAACGCTTTGAACCTTTGTTCAAGTGCATAAACTTTTTTTAAAGTCTTGCTAATCTTTTCCCTTTTGTATTCTGATTTTTTTTCATCATAAGTTAAATAACCATAACCAGTAGAAACAGCAAAACATTTATAACCTTTTCTAAATGTATAAATATCGCATAACCATCCTTTATTACTTCCAATATAAAACGTTGGCTCAAAATAGTTAAATAATCTTTCGCCCTCACAATATCCCAATGATAAGATGTTAAAATAGTTTTCTTTGATTGCTTTTTGTGTTGTTTTGATTTTCATAAAATCGCCCTCCTAAATTTTGTTTTTATTTTGTTTTTTTCTTTCTTTATCTTTATATATATTATATACTAATCAATGGATTAAGTCAATAGTTTTATACAAGTTTTTTAATTTATTTTTAATATAAATAACGTTGCAATTTCAACGTTTATGGACTGTTTAGATTATTGATTAGATTAGTTTATAGATTGAATTTATATTTTTTTTATTATTGTTTTGTTATGCTTTGAACACGTTGAAATTACTTGATTATAGTTGTATTGATATTGTGATTGTGTTGGTTGCATGTATGTTGGTTAAATTAATATATTATTTTTATTGTTGTTATTTAATTAACGATATATGATGTACTAGGTTACAACTAGGAGAACGTAAAGAAGTTTTTTTATTAAAAAAATGCTATGCTATGTTTATAATTTTGCATTGCTTGGAGATGTTTTTTATTTGCGAACGAAAAAAAGAAAAGCGAAAAAAAACGAAAAACGAAAAATAAAACCATGGGGGGAGGGTATAAGTGGGAGAGGAACACTAACACGAGTTCACCGGACTTTTCCTTTTGCAAACTTCCCTTTATTGAAAATCGACTTTGAGGGTCAGGACAAAAAAACATACTTTTTAGGGGGCAAAAAAAGGGACAAAGGGGGACAAAAAGAGTAAAAATTTATGTAGTTAAATGTCGATTGTAGAAAATTAGGACAAAAAAATAAACGTTGATAATTCAACGTTTATACAAAATAATATATAAAAAAATCGTGTTTTTACTTGTTATTAAAAACCATTTATAGTATAATTAAATTATAC